CGGTTCGTTGATGATTATAGTAAACGGGTAATTCACTGAATTTTTCTACACTTTCTTTTAATACGGACGGTTCAATAAAGACCTTTTGGTCGCCATCTTCGTCGTGGGGGCCTGACGTTATAGCGATTACTGGAAACTCTATAAACTCATCCGTAGTGACAGGGTCTTGTAGTTCAAGCGCAAAACTGCGTTGATTTTCCTGTCCGCCCCCGGCAGATACTGCGAACTGTCTATCAGTTCCTTCATCTACCCTCATGCGACACATATTTGCCGCAATCTCTTTGTGGTCCTTTAAACCCCTTCTTTCAAGAGTTGGTCCCACTTCTATTATACAACGCTCGTAGTCGTACTCTTTGCTCATTTTTTCTTATCCCCCGATGGATTAGCAGCCGGTTTGTTACCAGCGCCTCGTTTTTCTGTCCTTACGGACTCTTCTTTCTTATCTTCGTCTTTTCCTCCAGATATATTAGCATTCTCTGCGGTATCTTGCATTTCTACTGCTCCTTCTGGATTCAATCCTCTTTCTGACCTTACTTCACCGGGTGAAAGAACTCCCTCTGAAAGGTATATCATATCAGTCTTTGCTTTTACAAAAGCATCATCTACATTTACTTGCCTAAATTTAAATAACGCGTCGCCACCTAATAACTGTGGCATTAACTGCGCATTGAGAGCAGCTTCCACCGCAGACTGTAAATGTCTAACATATGGCTCAAAAATTGCTCGCGCTTGTTCAGGTTTGTCGAACATTGTAATCGGAACCTTAAGCGCCACATGGATTTTCTTGAGCAAATCATCAGTATATTTTCCATACTCAAAGGCTCGCTGTGTACCTTGTAACTCCTTGACAACAATATCATTCCCATGAATAATGTCTTCGCCGGGTTCCAACGAATTAAAAGCATCCACGATTTCGTTAATTTTATCAGGACCATAAGGCATATCGGGGAGTCCAGCACTAATATCGAACCTACTAGTAGCGTATTTATTGAGAGCAGCCCCAATATCCCGTTCTGCATAATCTTTGAGGTCAACCAAATAAAGAATTGGATGGATGTCACTAAGACCATAAGCATAATCATCGAATGGGTTGTTACGATAGCATATAAGCTCGTTTTCTTCAAATCTGATTGATTCTTCATCTGCACCTAAATCCTGATAGTAGTACATCACTTGTCCACTAGGGTCTCTTTGAATAAACATATTCTGAGAAGACCTTACTACTAAGTTATCTCCAGTCCATTCAAGGTAAGATGTACCAAATATCCTTCCATTGCGTAACCATGTATATAAAAGTTGTTCTATATTTATCTCTTCGAACAACGCTGTTATATTATCTCTATCTTCGTCACTATCGGTAACAATGTCAAAACCATCTTTAGCAGCGTACATACAAGGTAAATCTATCAATGTCCTCACTATAGGGTCTGCTAAATATACATTCATATAGGTTCTATTATCACCAATCTGTGGTTCTTTAAGGGTTCCAGTATTTCCTTTTCCAAATAATGCTGGTTGATTTTGTAATTGTAACCTTTTGATTACACCAGCACCATAACTTCTAGGGTCATCTTTAGAAAATGGAGGGTTTGTCCCTTTAGTTGCAAAACTCCGCCTATTAAAAGGCCAGTAATCGCTTAGAGCCACGGCTATCAAAACTATATAGTAGATTATAGTATATAAAGCTTTCGCTCAATTTAGTGTTTTATGCGTTACAAAAGCTTTAAATACCGGTTAAACGGCCCTTATTAAGGTTTTTGCTCCTACGGGTGGTTGTAAAAAGAGCACGTTTCTCTGTTCCTCTTCTTCTTTGCCCTGTTTGTTGTATATTTACACTAGCAAAAGATGAACCAGAAGGTAGCATTGCTAAAGAAGCGTGTAATGCAATTACACTACTATCACAATAATCATCGTGTTTTCCTTCAGGGGCTGCAATTTTCTCTGTTTTATTAGCTGCATCCATAACATATTCTAAATCTATGTGTTCTCTAAGCCATTTATTAACTAATCTGGCTTGGGGTGGTTCTAGGCCATCTGGATGAGGGACTCTCACCAGACCTTGCTGTATATAAGATACATAATCTCTATATACTTGTGTTTTAGTACCTCTAGGACCACCAGTAAATATAAAGGGTATAAAATGTATCTGTGGTTTATGTTCTATACAGGCTAATCTTATTTCTTGCTCAATCGCACCACCAATACCCGTAGCGTCAATAATAACACGCTCAGCACCATAATCGCTTGCAACATCCATAATACGCTTACGTTGATATGGAATGTCATGTCCACCTGTCTTTGGACTAATCTCCTCAATGTAGATAAGATTTGCTCTGTTAGCATCTGAGTCTTTAGATGTACTCCATACGCTAATAACAGTGCTATTAACAGATTTACCAATGTCAACACCCACAACACAATTAGGATAACTTTTTCCTGCTTCGACAAAGGCCATTCCTTGTGTGAGGCAGCTTTTGAGTAATTCGGGATTGAAGATGTTCGAGACCGATTCGACGAACTCGCACTCATATTCTGTTCTCCAATATATTGAATCTTCCCCCCATTCCCTCATCTTTTCAGCCATATCATCATCAGTATAAGGTGCAGAATAAGCTCTCCCTGCTTTAACTGCATCTCTCCATGTAAATACCATTCGTTCAAATGTTCCTTCATACGCATCATCATAAAGATAGCGCCACATATGATTTTCTTTACTCTTTGGTGTACCTAAATTAATAAAGGGAGCTCTATTAGATACAATAGCTGGTTCTACATTATCAACAAATAATCTATCATCAATTAAAGGGCTCTCATCTACAATACACATTGTTGGATGTTGTCCTCGTATAGCTTGTCCCTGATTAGATGGCGCTAATGGAGCTCTACGTAGCACAGTCCCTCCCTTCATTGTGATATTAGGTTTGTTGTGAAACCTGTAATGGTCAATTAAGCCATCAAGAAAGGCATTATCAGCAAAATGCCTATAACAATAATTAAATATAAGTGAAGCTTGGTCCTCAGATGGAGCCAGAATAAATATCAAGTCTCTAAATCTATTAAAGAACATGTAGATACATACAGCTACCGAAAGAGCGTAAGATTTGCCACTGCCTCGTGGAGCCAATATAGCAAGTTTACGTTGTCTTGTGGGGTCACCGGCAGGATATGTTAATGCTTTGACACAAATTGTTTCCTGCATAGGTCTTAATCTTAAAGGTCTCTGTTTATCATCAATAAGATAAGCTTCACAAAAGGCCCTTAATAAAAGGGTCATCTTTTTCTCGTCTTGACGACAAACGTCAAAAATCTTTTCTAGTTTACGTGAGTCATGAGCAGCAACTCCACTAATCGCGGATTTTATTGTCTTCTCGTTCTTTATCGCTGTCATCGACTATCTCCTCTAGTATTTTAGAGAAATTTTCACTGTTCTTTTCAACAATGGTCGGTATCTCTATATTTAGAGCTCTAAACTCCGTATGTATATCACGGACTATTTGGTTTCTTTGTCGCAAGAGCTCTGTTCTCGCGTTAACATCCCGAAGACATACAAGAATTTCTTCCCAAAGCACATCTTCAAGTGCAAGATTGCGCGCCAGCAAGCGGACAAGCTCTTTATGACGTGCATATTCAGCTTCTCCGACTCGTTGACGTAATCTCGCTTCGTATTCTTCTACGTTCACAGGTTCTTAGAGAGCTCACGCATTTCCTTCTTAAGGGCTGCTTCAGCTGCTTTAGTCCTGTGGTCTACTTCTGATAGAATAGCTTTTTCTAGGATTGCAGCCTTAATCTTTGCTGCTTTGGTAGCATCCATCTTAGCTTGCATAGCTTTAGTAAAATACTTGCTATACAGCTCTTCCATTTCATCCTTATGCTGTCTCATGATTTTTGCATACCACTTTCTGACTAAAAGCCTAAAAGCGGGAGATTTCATCCAAGCAACTGCACAAGCGATAGCTACTACGACTAATCCTACAGCTATATATTCTACGTTATCAGTTAACGTATCCAGAATACCTGTTTCTTCTACACCATCCAAAACTGTGCCGTTGCCAGCCGTCTCGTTTGTTGCAGTTTCGTTATTTGTTTCGTTAGTCATGGGTTATTACCACTGTATATAGTAATACGGACATACTATATAAAGCTTTCGTTGTGTGGCCCCATAGACACATATAATAAAGTACCTGTGGTTTTGTGGTCCGATAGGAGCCACGTATTATTATAGATTATATAACTATATAAAGCTTTAGGTATATAATACCCAATAGCCCCAATTACCACTACCAATCTTCACAATTCCGCCAATAGTACCAGCGTCTACATCTGTAGTTCCGTTGGTAGCTGTTTGCATTGCTTCGACTGCTAATGACATGTTTGTAAAGCCTTCTGCCTTTAATGCTGCTGTTGCCATCTATTCCTCCTTTATTTTTGTTTTATCCCTACCATCGACACTAACCGTGACAATAATTTCATCAGTAGGAAATGTAGTAACGTGACACCAGTTGCTGTCAGTATAATGCCAAGAATAATCAACAATGTTATCATCGTGTCGCTCATTCTTCTTTTTCTGTGTGCTCATGGTCTCCATTTCTAAATGTACCTTTACGGGTTTGTTCTATTTGACTGTTCTGTTGAGCAGTCCATAACTCTAATACCTTATAAATAATAACTAATGCAGGTGAACCTATAATCAATAAAACTGATT